CCCCATCTTGAGGACAAATCCAAGAATAGTGGCTAGTGCCTCTTTCTCAGCAGCATCTTCTGGTAAAAGAATTCCACCTTCAGTCTTGACTTCAGCTTCCGGCAGGGCTATAAGCATACTGTAGCCAGCGGGTTTCGGGAGAGCTGAAGCTCCCGCATTATCTTTTGTCATATTCACCTTGCGCTATAAGCGATTGCACCACAATGATGAATCATAACATGATATTAGACTGCACGTGGGTTGCCAATATCAGACATTGCTCCCAACACACTGGATCAGAATTTTACAAATTAATAGATGATTATGGATCAGTGAAGTACAATGCCCATATGAAGGCATTGATTTGGCTAGGAGACCCGTTTTCACTCTATCAATATGGAGATGAATTCAGAGAGGCTTGGAATGACAAATAACTGGAGGGATATTGCCGAGAAAACAAAAACTGTCATAACTATTGAAGAATACTACATGCTTCCTGCGAGGGAGATGGATAGTATGACAATAGATGAAAAACTTAGATTTTATGCAGAGGTTAGAGGACAACCGCGCTATACAATCTCCTACGACCCAACCCTACAGAATTACTTTATACAGATTAAGACAGTAGTAAATGAGCCTAGTAACCCCTAGACTTCTTGGATTTCTTTGCTTTGGGTTTTTTAACCATGATTTTCTTGGGTTTCATAGAGCTTTTTCGCTTCATTGGTTTCTTCATTAGTCTTCATCCTCTCTCAATCTTCTAGATCGCAAATCTTTGATTTCATTCTTGAACCACCTAAGCCCCGCAATCCTTCCGGTTATAGTGCAGTAGTCAGCCATGTTATCGCAACTACCATCTACTAGTGGACATGATACAGCTTCTACTTCTTTGTCAATCTTATCTATCAGGTATTCATATTCGTCCATTTATCCTCCAACAAAGAAATTTATAATACCCATTATGATGAGAACTAGAGATGCGGGGATTGTCCATTTAAGACTTTGATAATCTGAATTTTGAGATGGCGCGGGGTCTTGAGATGCCGCCCCAATTAAAAGTACAGACCAACATGCCAAAATCACCCCAGCTGCTAGAAGAAATACTGTTGGAGTCATTTCTTATTCCTGACTTCTGTCTTCTTAATGGACCTATCGCGACTTTTGTCAAGATGGTCAGTTGCGGTTTTTAAGCCGGCAACCTGCTTGTCAGCCTGAATTTTCTCCCGCTTAATATCAAGCTCTTCACGCTTTATCTCAATCTCATCTCTCTCAATTTCTTTATCATGAGCAAGCTCCTCCTCCTTCATGTCCTGCTCTCTCATGGCAATTTGAGTGACGGGATCTTTCATGGCTTCTTCAGCCTGCTGCTTGGCAACTTCGTCTTTGCCCTCCTCAAGAACTTTCTTAGAAGCCCGTGCCGTCAAGCGGGCAACATCATTCTCAATATCTGGCGGAAGCTGTTCATCTGGTGGCGGCAATGCCACTCCAAGCTTCTCTTCAATCTCTCTTCGATACTGCATGGCCATATGCTCTGCGATATGAGCCTCAAACGCTCCCATGATAGCCGGGGCATTCGGGGAGTTCTCTAACATCTCTGTAATGCGCGGGTCTTTAGTGGCATTGAGATGAACTTCCATATGGGCCTTATGATCTTGATGGGGGAACGCTCGGATTGGTTTGTTGGTAATAATATTCATATTCTCAGCAACAGGATCAAGTGGTTGCGCCTCTTCGGGCGGAGGCACGATCTTATCAACATTCTTCAGCCCAAGAGATTGCAGGGCCTCTCGATGAAGTTCCTTCATATCGTAGATATCGGGGGCTTGAGTTGCCATTGTTAAGGCAGCTTGATATTGAACTTGCCTTTGAGCCATTGTTGCGGAGTTTGGGTCACTAACAGGGATAACATCAACGCGACCATCAAAATCCCTAGACCTGTCCGCATCTGATCCAACATCATACTCATATTTAGGAGGCATCCTTGTATGGATGATCTCTGTCAAGATTTTCATTTCTCCCTTTAGGGAGTCATGAAGTCGAGCATGAACAGCGCTCATGACTTTCGTGGCGCGTTCAAGAATGGCAAGTGTTGTGCCGACTGGCGTTTCAGCCCCCGTATCTGCCATCTTCATGTCAGCTATGGAGCCTACACGTCTGCCCTCATCCACTAAACTATTCAAAAGATTGAATAAAACAGCAGATGGTTCTTTGTAGGGAAGGAAAGAAATATTCTCAGAAATCTTACCCGCAGGAACATCTACATCCCTAAATTCACCCGGAGTAATCGGGGTGTCGTCGCCCTTAACTCTAAGTCCCCTAGTTTTAAGACCACCCGGGAGGTTGGACAAGGTTCCGGCATCGACAAGTTGGCGCAGGATGGAGGTGGAAGAAGCAGTAATCCCACCAATGAGCTGAATAAGACCAACCCCATAAAAACCCATCCCCGGAATATACGAGTAGTGGACGAAGTGCATTCTCTTTTCATAATTTGGATCACCCTCACGCCAGTTGCGTCGGATAGAAAGAACAATACCAGAATGGTAATCAATGGTGACTACATAAGGTAAATCAATCGGGGCTTCATCAACTCCGAAATCATAGTCAACATGCATCTCTAGGATTGTATGACGCTCATCTTTAACAGAGCGGCCTTCACCCTCTAATTCTGACTTCTTTTCAGTGACATCGTTTCTGATTTCCTGTCCCGGCTCCGGCACCTCTATATCACTATAAAATCCAGTGGCCTGTAATTTCTGGAGTTCAGTTGGGTATTTCCTCATTACATGAGTGTAACGATGACACGTTACAAGATCGGACGCCCCATAAGGAACAACGAAATCCTCCGCAGGAACAAAAACACTCACTGGCCTCATATATGGAGGATGGAAATAAATCTTCTTAAATGCGGAGCCAGCTAAGGGGAGCTGGAATAAAAGCTGTTCTGTTTCAGCCCTGTATTCAGTCATCTTTTCAGTTAGGAAGAAATTCATCTCTTCCACAACCCGTTTAGCCTGAGCTTTCTTTTCTGTGTTTTCAATCCCTATAATCTTTGCCCGGCAAGGCCCTGCCGCAGGGAAAATTTCCATTGTTGATTGAGCTTGAAACATCACAACGGCTTCAGCTAAAAGAGGATGGGTGACTCCGCAAGCGCCGGCCCAAGGCTTTGTTCTTTCTTCTCTCTTAAACCCAAGAAGATCAAGACCCCTTGTATAGGCCCTTTCCCACTCTTCTCGGTTGGACTTGTCTTCATCGTATTTTGAGATTAACTCAAGTGAAATCTCTTTAAGCTCATCTTCTGGAAGAATCTCGGCAAGATTATCGCTGTGCCCGAGTGGTGGCTCCTCTGGTAATGGTTCAGCCACTGGAAGATCATCATCCTCTAGTTCAATCTCTACTGTCTCTTCGAATCCCTCGGGAAGCTCGACTGGAATAGGTTTTCCCATTAGTAATAATCCGCCGTTCTATGTTCTACTTCTTGGTCGTCTTCATCAAGGTCTGCACGTATGAAGCCGCCTTGGCGAAAGCGCAGTAAAGCCTGAGTGGTAGCATCAACAAAATCGTCATTACGTCCACTTGGAAATGCCGCACACTCTTCGATGACCTCATGCGCCCACCTCTTCGGCGGATGCCATACAAGGCCGCTAGCAAACAAATCCGTAACAGAGTTGACCCTAGCAACTTTATCATTCCCCCTAGTGGGAGTATATTCCTGTACCGGCACACCCATATATCTAAGCTCTGAAATTAGTGATGTACCAGAAGCCTTTTGTTCTACAATCATCATATCAGGTTCTTGATCTTTCCACACCTTCAATACTTCCCGCTTGAGTTCTGGAAATTCAAACTTCCCCTTAAAGGCATCTAGTAATATTAGACTTGCGCGCGGAAGACCTTCATCATCGATTTTATCAAAGATACCCCATACAGTGCAGGCAGAATAATCTGAACGTTCAGTCTTCAAAAAAGCAGTATCCCAAGAAACAATCTTGAAATAGCAATCCGGAGGTTCATCAGCTCTCCATTCCTGCCAGTATTCTCTCTTGATGAGAGCGCCCTCTTCTGAGGTCGGGTCTTGCTGGTATTGAGCCATCCACTTACCGACAGGAAGCTCACTCTTAACAGCCTTGATTTCTTCTTCTGGCCAGAACTCGGGCCACAGAATATTTCCAGTTGGAAGAATCGCAGGCAACTCAATCACCCGCCACTCATCAACACCCCGCTCTTCTTGGGAGCGAAGCACCTGACCAGTTAGATCATGAGTTGACCATCTAGTCATAACAATACAAATAGCACCACCCGGCTGAAGACGCTGACGAGGACCACCTGTATACCATTCATAGACCTTATCCCATTTTTCGGGATTTCCTAAAGCTTCAATGGCATCCTGTTCTGAATGCGGGTCATCGATGATATAAAGATCAGCACCACGGCCAGCAATCTTACCGCCAACACCAATAGCGTAGTATTCACCACCTGCGGTTGTAGCCCATTTACCGGAAGCTTTCTTGTCTGCGCGAAGCTCAACGCCCGGAAAGATTTCTTGATAACCCGGAGTGTCGATAAGATTCCTAACCTTAGCCCCAAAATCGACCGCAAGGTCAGCATTATGCGAGGATTGAATGAGTTTCTTGTCAGGATATTTCCCGAGGAAATATGCCGGAAGAAGATACGAGGACATCTCTGATTTTGAGTGTCTGGGAGGCATATTAATGATGAGGCGCTTTAGCTTGCCTGAGACAATGTCTTCAAAGGCTTGTGCCATAATCTCGATATGGGAGCCCAAAATAATACTCGGCCACACCGCGCGCGCGAAATCAAGAAACCGCCCTTGAGCTTTTTCTCGCCCAACAGCGGCTTCATATTTTCTGATTAGTTTAAGAAGCTCCCCCTGTTGTTCTGGGGGCACAGCCTCTATAATTTCTTTCATTAATGCTCCAGCCTTGCAAGCTCCTGAGCATTATAACAGATAAGCCCCGCATCCTTAGACACGGGGCTTATTCTTATGCGGGGGTTTCCCGGTCTAAGCGGTTCTATGTAACATCACCTCTATTTCTCTTCAAATTCTTCCGGCATCTTACCAACCATCTGAGATGCTGCCCATTTTCTCATATTGCCTACAGCACAATCATTACATATTCTAACCTTCCGACCCCTTCTGACGGGGAGGAATTTATCATCTTCTAAATCTTGTTTACACTGTTTACAGTTCATGGTTCCCTCTACTCGATTCGAACAAGTATTTCTACATCCAAAGTGTAGCGTCCTACCATTAGACGAAGAAGGATTTGGTGCCCACTAAAGGACTCGAACCTTTAACCTTCGGATTAGAAGTCCGACGCTCTATCCATTGAGCTAAGTGGGCGTGGTGCCGGTTGCAAGAATCGAACTCGCGACATCATGATTACAAAACATGTGCTCTACCAACTGAGCTAAACCGGCATGGAGCGGAGTGAGGGAATCGAACCCTCGTCAATAGCTTGGAAGGCTATAGCTCTGCCATTGAGCTAACTCCGCATTAAAACAATGCAGTGAAAATTAAAAACAACAATACCCCCAACATAAATCCTATCAAAAAGTCTTTGAACGGGTCCATCGTCTTGTCCTTGGGTCATAGGGAAGAAACACCACCTCTTCATGCTTTGAGCAGTAAGAATGACCAGCTTCAGCATAATGACCGCACATGGTTGCCAAGCCATCCTCACCTCTATCATCCATAACCCACCGACAAGTATGGCCAGTCATGGAAAAAATTCCAATCTTCTTGCCATAGCCCGGAAGCGGGGTTTCAAGGATTGTGGGTTTTCTTCTCACTCTTCTACATTCACCTCTTTTTAGGGTGCCTTTCGTATAGCCATTTTGTGGATTTCGATCTTTGCGGGGCCTTGTGTCAACACTCTTGAGCTTCTCAAGCCCAATCCTTTTGGCCCTACCTATAATGGAATTCTTGGTTCTGCCAATCTTATCGCCAATCTCTTGGCAAATCTTCTTACCCCAGTATTCCTTAAGAATCTGGTCTTCTCTTTCTGTCCACCCATTGGGATGCATATCACCTCAAATTAATTCAACCAACCCTTCTCACTAGCACTCTCCACCCCAATCATCTTAATCATACCGTTGAGAATGTCAACCACCTCAACCTCATTATTAAGATTCGTTGTGTAGGACCACGTACCCTCCTCTTTGTCGTGGAGGATCAAGAGTCCAATGCAATCTTCCCCGGCTTCAGCCATCTGACTCAGAAGGTTCTTCAGTCCCTCCGGGATCTCTTCGAAGATTTCTTGCATGTTTGGGTCGTCTGATATAGGAACCTTTACCGGCTTTTTGACGCTCAATTGATTTCCCCCGTTGACGCATCGGCTTAACAATCGGATTCCTTATTCTACCACGTCCCTTTCTGGACAATTCAATCTCCTGTAATGTGTGTACCCGGAATTAATGGCATCCTCTGGTCGTCTACCATAACTGTAGGTTACTGCAAAACCTGTTGATATCCAAACACCAACTTCCATATCTTCATCAAAAACAGTTGATGATTCTATCTTTTTCCACTCACTAAGGGATTTTATTTTGTCCAGCCCCTTCTTTTGTTCTTCGATAACCTCAACCAATCCCCTTATGATTTCAGTGTAGTTGCAATCATTTGGGGGCGGAGAATCAATTGAACAATAATCGATTTTCGGATCTCCATCCAGCCTTATCCAAACAGAATTATAGTTCTCTCGCATTACTGATAAATCACCACTCCTATTGTAGGTTCTGGATGAACGTGGCGCACCAATTATGTCTTCATCAAAATCGGTTTCAAAAAAAATCTCATCCAAAACGCTGAAGTGTTTCCCATAAGCCACAACACTAGTCTCATTCCCATCCCAAACAACCCGAATTCCCATTAAATCATCCATCTTTCAGCTCTCCTTTAATTCTACCTTTAGCTTCCCAAGTATTTCCTCGTACCCCTCTATTCTACCCTTTAGTCTAGAATTTTCCTCTCTCAGAGATCGTACTTCCGCGCTTTCGTCCGGCTCCTGAATATATATAGATGGTATGCTCTCTTCATCAACTCTGACATAACAAACAATCCTACCATCTACTCTGTGATAATTTTCTGAGTCATCTGTGTATGGCTTTAAAACGATATCTTTCTTGTGAGAAAGATATCCACCCCCATGCGTCCCGAACACTCTACAAAGAGTTTCTGGACCCCTGCGATCAAAGCGGATCGCAGAAGAAAACTTATGGGTGTCAAATTCATTCTCATGAATTTTCTTTTTCATGTTGTCTCCTTAATCTCCTAAAAAGGTGGCGAGGGCAAAAGGCCCCCGCCAAGCCGACAGAAGGAGATGGACTGCCAGCTTATTCAATCGGCTTCATGGTCGTGTCCAGAAGAAGCTGTTTTGCAATCAGAGCATTCAACATTGATTGAAATTCAGTTGCTTCTGAATTTGCCCCGGTCGGTGCCCCAGTAAGGGAGCTTTCCCCACCACTTCCGAAAACAATGGACGGAGTACGGCGATTAGAGTAAGCACTGGCCCACTCTTTATTCACCTCAATAAAGGCATCGAGCTTGGGCTTCAGGGCACCATCAGCCTCCAGAAGCTTTTGCCGTTCATAGGCATTGGCATCCGCAAGGGTTTTGATGCTCTGGGCATCAATGCGGGCTTTTTCCAAAGCAATCTCAGCAGTCTGCTTGTCAATCTCAGCCTGACGAAGAAGCTTTTCTGCGGAGATAACCGCCAACTTCTTATCCGTTTCGGCTTTGGTTTCACGAGCAATCTGGTCTTTCTTTACCTTTGCGTGCTCAATGGCAATTTCTTTCTGGCCACGGGCAACCTCATATAAACGCTGCTCTTCTTCTTCCAGCCGCTTTTCCCGAGCAATAGCTCTTTTGGCGGCAGCATCTCGACGTTCCTGAATTCTCTCTTCGAACTCATCATCAGCATCGAACTGAGTCAGGATTGCGTCAGCCACATTGATTCCAGACAACTGGAAGTTGTGACGAGTTCTGATAACAACACCATCTTTATCCTTGATCTCCTCAAGAACATAAACAAGGCGAGTGGTGTCGCCTGTTTTGCCGGCTCCGGGAAGATTGGTGCCGGTAGCTCCTACGTCGCTACCAGCGACAGGAATACGTTTCTGGGTCCGGCGAGTTGCAGGAATTCCCTTTTGCATAATCTGCCGGAACTTCTGTTTGAACTGGTTTCGCTCTGAAGTGAAGTATCCTTCTGCTGTTACCAGTGAAGCGGTGGCATCAAAGGCTTGTTCAACAGATGGCTTGAGAGCCGTTGAAACAAGTCTTCCGGGCGATCTGTAGCGATGGGCAATTTCGAGAAACTGCTCAATATCGTCTGGCACCCGAAACCTCACAACAGCAGTCACCGTACCTTTAACGTTATCAGCCATTGTGATTGTGTAGGGGAGTAGCTGAGATGATGGAGCACCGGCTGTATCGCCGTCAGTCTTGCTGTGGTCGTAAGCTATAGTTACTTCCCGCTTCCAAGGGATAGGGTCACGCCAACCAGCAAAAAACCAACCAGTTTTGCTGACCACTCGTTCGGTACCGAAGATATCCCGAACATGGTAGATATACCCGGGTTCAGCATATTGGAAACCACCAAGGAAAACTCCGGCAACAATCATGGGGACAGAAACAAGCCTCATAAAGGCTTTAATCCTGCCGGTATTTAGACCCTCGAACTCGCGGGGGACGAAAAATGCCCCCACAAGAACGAGGAGTCCAACAAATGTCAAAAACATGTTAAAACTCCTCGATCAGTTGTGGTTAAAACCGTTAGTTACGTTCTACTTCATTCTCCCAGTCATGATCACGGGTTTCACCGGCACCGCCAGCATCACCACCGGCATCACCGCCGTCGCCGCCATCATCGCCGCCATCATCACCACCGTCGTCACCACCGTCGTCGCCGCCATGGCCATGACCGCCATGACCGCCGCCGTGACCACCACCATGGCCGCCACCATGACCGCTTCCACCAGCATATGCCGGAGCAACAGTGCTTGCTGCAAACATCAAACAAACCATCAACACTTTAAAAAAGTTCATTTTCTCTTCCTCTTAGTTAAGTTTAGTCTTCTTGAGCCTACCAAGCTCCTTCTCAGCAAATTCGTTGAACTCCTTTGCTGATTCTCTCATGGCATCTTCGCCACCATTTTCATATTCTTCGTTAAGGCTTTCTCCAGCATTGTTCATACCTACAAGCTCATGTCTTATCAATCGGATGAGTTCCTCATCATCAATAGATAGACCTTCTTGCTTGCCCATAAATTTAACTATCTCCCAGTTGGCTAGAAGATTATAAACAGCAGCCATCAAGATAATTCCGCCCTCCTCAGACTCACCAAACACGGCGTTTAGCTGAGAGGCGTACAAAACTGCTTTTCTTCTTTGTTCTGGTGATATCTTCATCAGGTTTCTCCTTACAAAAACACTTTCTGTTTCTCCACTCCTCCCAAGCTAATGGGGCATCTAGATAACTTTCAGTTCTGTAGTCACAAAGATCGCATTCGTTGTAAAACCAAAAAATCCCCTGCTTATCAAGTATGAATTTCACAGCTTGTGTTTTCTTGCCCAATAATCAATACTTGCAGTGCCTTTGAATATTTCGAAATAGTGAGACCTTAGGCCCCTCAAAATATTAAATTTTACAACTCTTTTTTCGTTTGCTGTTGCTACAACCCTTGTGGCTGACCAACTATACCAGTTTCCTAATATAGCTCTAGAGAACTTAGAAAGTGGAGCTTTGCCGTCTAAAAAATAATGAACCTCACTCAGCCAAAGCGGCGGCATACAACGAATCCTATGACTTTTAGAAACAATATTATCAAGCCATTCGTCCACCTCCTCCTGTCTCTCTGTAGTTAATACCCCATATCCATATAACTCAAACATCCTCTCAATGATTGGATTTTCCTGTAGATAACGAGCTAGTTGGGTTATATCTACAGGTTTACTAGAGGCCATTTTATTCAAGTTTACACCATCCCGAAAAACAGATATTCCTGAATCTGTTCCGGAAATGACATCTCCATCCATTGTTAATCCGTAACTAGTATCAGAAACAGTCAGGGTGCCATATTTGGTTTTATGGGGGAACAGGAATGTGAAAGAATCACTGGTTTCAGAAAATGAATACCCCCTTGGAAGAGGTCCATACCTAACAGTTTTTGTACCGACCTTGGTTGAGAAGTTAAACGGAGCATCTTCATCTGGATTAATGGAAACCTCAAATGACCCTCTAATATGCTTCTTTCCCTTGGTGATGGTAAAATGTGTTAAACGAGAGAAGATATCCCCGTCCCTTTTGGTCTTGTTGCCAGTTATGTGGACTCTCATTTAATATTCCTCTGCTAATGCCACTGTCAAAATTCTTTTTGTTTTCGGGTCAGTATAATCAGGAGCCGACCCCTTTAAATCTTCATCAAAGTAATCTATCTTCCAAAAATATTTCTGCCCCTCAACTTCAAAACCCCCAAAATCCCGCTCTCCATATGGATTATTATCCTCGGTGAAGACAGAAAAACTCCGCACCACCCCCATAACATCAATCCCGTCCTCTATTTTCTTGGCAACTCCATCAGATACATAAGTCAGACCGCCCTCGCCTTTTATGCGGAGTTTATCATTGAGGATTGCAATGCTCTCAGAATTACTCTTAACAGCTTCAAGGGCAGTCCCAGTGCTTTGGCCTGACATCCTATTGATCATATCAACGAAAACTTCTACTAGGACGCCGAATTCTTCTTGTTCATCTTTGTTCATTTGCTTATCAGGCTGTGCAAGTGCCTTGTCACATCCTCCATATATCTCAATCGCTCAAGGGCATTCTCCGACTTGCTATCAATCCAAGCCTTGACAATCCCCCATGGAAGATCAGTCAAACAACGAGTCTGCCAGCTACCATCAACCTTGACCCTGAGATAAATTCCATCCCGCTCTTTTTCCTTGACGGGATCAGTTTCGATAATAGCTACCGCTCCCTCTCGTCCATGATATTCAAAGCGCATCTTCATCCTCCGTTATTTTCCTCTCCCAAATCTCCCTTGATTTCTTCCCCAAGTCGATGGCCATGTCAGGAAACATTGAAATGCCCACAACAATCTCCGCAGCCTCTTGATCGGAGAACCCGGCATCCACCATGCTTTCAACATACCTCTGTTGATCATCGTTAAGGCCCTCAACAATACCGAGTTTCTTGGCATGCTCATATGTGAGGACTAACCCAATCCCCGCTCTAACACCACACCTATCTGGTTTCTTACCCACGGTCGTTTCACTCCTTAGTGTTTATCCAGCTCTTTCAACATCTCCGCCTCCCAAACCTCTCTTGTCTTGTTTGAGATTTCTGCTGCAAGATCAGGAAACATAGTGACTGACGTCAGAATTTCCGCAGCATGACCATCAGAAAACCCCCTAGAAGTCAGCTCTTTTTTGTATTTCTTGAAAAGTGGCGTAAGGGCCTTCAAAATACCAATCTCGATTGCATGATCTCGCGCCAACACCAGCCCTAAAACAGGAATAATCTCGCATTTTTTAAGGTCGTCATTCATGGTAATCTCCTTCCGATTTTTAATTATTGCAACAGAATGCGGCAAAATTTTGACGGCTCACCCGTGATTAAGAATCATCCCTTATTGAAGGTTATTATCACTGAGTTTATATGACAGTCATTGCCCATCATAAGCCCAGAAATTAGAGCAGCGTCATTCATTGCATATCCAATATGAGCGTAATCTTTCATAATTTCTGCTGAAACAATCCCCAAGTCTGCTCTTGTTCTAACCAGCACAGAGCCTTTATGGAAGTCCTCAATCTCATCGTCAAGGCGATCAGCTACACGAATAACGTCTTCTGCTTTAGCCTTTATCTTCACTCTATATTTCATGGTAGAATTTCCCTTAGAAATACCTTTTCAGGTATGTATCTCTATGGAGGATTGCTGTGGGTGACATCATTGATTTCAAAACTAAGAAAAAGATACCCAATGGGTATGCACAATCAGAGATTGTTTCTGAAGAAGCTGAGTGGCATAGAGTATGGGTATGTAATTGTGAGAGTCAGACATTCTTTCTCTACGAAGACGGACATGTTCAGTGCGCCTCCTGCGATGCCTATATGGATTCAATAAAAGGGTTCTGGGACCCGGAGAAAAAATAATACACAATCAAAGATTGTCTCTCCGAGCCCCACTAAGGATTAATACCCGATCCAGTTAGATAAACATCCACTGACCGTTTCGGATTCAAGCTCACCATATTTCTTGACTAGTCGCTCGACCTCTTTCCTTGTTGAGGAATACGGTGTTGGTCGATTATCTCTCTTACACTTCTCCGTTGTCAGATAATCACGACCACGCAGAAATGCATAAGCAAGCTGCGTTTCTCTTGCCGCTCTCCTAACCACAAATATTCGATGATGGTGGAGTTTATCTAGGGTTGGGTAGTCCCTGCGCTCTTTGGCCTTCTTTTCCTCTTTACGGATTATGCGGGCCTCTTCGGCAAGGTGTTTGATTTTGATTTTAAGTTCAATGCTCATTTTTCTTTTCTCCAGTTAAAACAAAGGTTAAAACTGGAAAAGGTGGTGATCGGCATCTATGTCATAGTCGCTTCGCTCCTATTACACCCCTCCGGGGTTTCTATGCAGGCCAGAGGCAAATAACCTCTTCCCCCTCTATTATATCCTCCTTGTTGTAGCCCTGACTCCTTAATTCATCTGTTAATTCAGGGAAGCCAATATCTTCGCCGTTGAATTTCAAACCATCTGAAATCTCGTAAAGATATGAAAACCCGTTACCCTCTGAATCTCTAGACATCAAAACCTTAGTTTCCGGAGGTAGTTTTTTCAATTTTCTGATCAAATCTTTAATCTTCATTTCACACCTCATTGGCGGGCATTGCTGGAATCGAACCAGCCGGGGCTTAGGTTTAGAATCCGGCCCCGCCCCACGGAACACCCTTAGTACCGAGAACTATAGACCGCATTTGAGAACTTGGCCATCTTTATCCAGTCCCAGTCATCATTGATGATGTGATTGGCATCTACCGAGTCAAGTTCAACATCATCCCCTACACTATTGTCCAAAACATTAATGAGTTTGTCATACTCCTTCACCTTGTTTTCCGGCGTAGCAAGGTCAATCCTAACCATAACAGGCTTGACGTCTTCCGGGGACTTTATATCTTTGTTAGATTTGTTGATCTTTTTAGAGAACTCGGAAAGCTCTTTCTTAAGATCACGGTGGTAGACCTCTACCGCTTTGATGTAGTCGGAGCGATGCTCCTCTCTGAACTTCTTCAGAGTTTCAACAAGGTAATCCACCTTGTAAGTGGCCTTCATTCCTTCACTTAGTCTCATCTTCTTTTCCTTTCATTTGGTCCCCGACATATTTCCCCATGAAATAGAATGGCGCAACACAACACCACACAAGACCCGCAACAATAGCTAAAACCAGAACCGGAAGCCAAAACAGGCAGATTGAAAACAAAAAAACAGCATCATCTCCCTCGAAATCCTCACAAGTAGTGAAAAAACCTAGAGATAACCCAAATAGGACAACTGCAACTAAGAGATAAATAATTATGGTCATCACAAACCCCATAGATTGATTATTGGGATGTTGTAGTCCTCGGCTATCCTGAGTCCTTGAGCAGTTCCGCCTTTGTATTCTCCTAGAGGAGTTTTTGGGCACCAACAAATGACAAGATCGGCTGGAAATTTACAGTCATATCCCAAAATAATATGAGAGTTTCTGGCATGGAGTCTTTTAACTGCCGGCGAGCAACAACCCCATGCTGGATGATATTTCTCTGCAATCTTAAAACCATCATCATTTGGATTAGCTACGGTGTAAAGACTATCGTCCCAGTTATTAAATCCTGTCCAAGGAAGAAAAACCGTTCCATTATATCTTAACCGAACACCGCTTGCAAAGGCATTGTCAGCTCCATCCGCTCCACCAGTACGTAGCTTCCAACCAGAATCCTCATACTCAGAAGCCATTTGCTTCATTATCTTAAGGATCCGATCAGGTGTCTGGCGACTGCCAATTCCTGCGTATGTCTTTCTCATCTTTTCTCTCCTTTAAAACCTCAGCAATACACTTTAGGCCACGCCCAATGTCAGAAAGACCTAAGCCTATAAAAAGGCCAGCAAATAGAAACATCCGAAGGATGTGTATCCTTCTTCTGCTATTCCCCACCCCATTTAATCTCTCCTTGTTAGTTCTGCCCAAGCCTTGGGAAAATTGTCCTCAACAAATCGATAGAGAGTTTCTATCTCAGCATCACCGTTGTATCTCCTAGCTATAGCCGCAATAAGACAATACAACTCTGACTCCAAGCCATCTATCTTGTCTTTAAGGACACCAACATGATCCTCTACAACCTCTACATTGGTTGAATCCATAGTCACTGTTATGCCATCATGAAACTCAACCTCACAAGCCTTGCCGTCAGCATATACCTCAACAATCATTCCACGGGTGCCAGAAGGAATCATTCCAGCATGATAACCAACACGATTTTTAGTTTTGACAATGCTGTACAGGTTCATCTCACACCAGCCGTTTCACAACCTACAATTAAGGTTCCAATGCCGAATACTAAGGCAGTAAATTCCCAGTTATTTTTCATTGCAAGAATAAATATTCCAGAGAAAATGAAAGTGACAATCATGCTATCCATTTTTCTAACCGTCTTTCATCATCTTTTCTATCTTCTTTAAAGACATAATTCCTCTCCCAATATCAATAAGAATCCCTCGAGCAGTCCCTAAGTCATACTCCTGCTTCCAAGCCCATTCGGTAAACTCATCAAATGCTTGAACCACCTCTGGGGTGGATTTTTCTTCAAGCTCCGCACGTATATCAAACACATCATCCTGAATTCCCATTAGATCATTCTCCAATCCACCTTAGAATTTCGTTGAAGGGAATGCCGTAACTCCCACAAGGATATCGTGAACACAAGTTCCACCAGATTTGTTTACTTCGTGATCAATTTGTCTGACCATCCATTTAGCGTCCCCAGTTTCGTCAATCTTTACAACATCATCTTTTCTGGGGACATGTTGAAGGCTATACCCAAATATGCTGCCTATCTGGCTCTCGTCTGCGTAGTGTCTGAAATACACTCTGGTAATAGTTGTTTTCATTTCTTCATACCCTCCAAAGACGTCTTGGCAGCATCAATGAGAGAAAACCATCTTTTCCTCTCCAGCCTACGACCCTGTTCGATCCCCAATTGCACCGCAATGCTGAAGAGAGCGTGATAAGCCATTTTGCCATTCTGCCATGCTATTCTAAGATCCTCCGGTCTCAGCATCTCCTCTGGGGATGAACCAGATATCAATTCCTCTCCACCAATGTTGTATCCTGAATAGGGAATAGCTGATAAAGATTTTCGTTCAATATCATAAGCTGACAAAAGACTTTTAACTATTGGTTCCACCAAATCTTCAAGGTCCACTGTCTCAATGGGATCTTCAGGCCATTCCTTCAAGACTTCTCCTCCTTCTTCTCTATAAACCCAATAGCCATCAGGAAGTTCAGCGCCTCAATATTCTCGTTGGTCGCTGGGACGGTTTCCTCGTCGTGGATAGCAATCAGGATTTTTTCTTGTAATGGGGTTAAAACAATGTCTTTGGGGTCAACCATTAAGCCAACTCCACTTTGGGCTTAACCCCGGAATCAACAAGCCTCTGTTTGACCTTTTCACGGTCAAACTCGTGGTCCTCAATCCCATAATGGGATATAGCTTGTCGCAATTCCCTTTCCCCGTCAGTAGGGCCTATAGGACGATAATTCATGACGAACTGATATATGGCCTCATTCCGCCAATGACGCGCTTCTGACTTCCAGTATTTGTTCACAGTAATCTCCTTGGGACTGCCGATGAGAGCAGCTACTCCCACCGGCAGGTTCTTCCTCATCCAGTCCCCACTCTCTCTTGGCTTGCTTAAACGGGGCAGAGCTACCATTCCCTTGCTAAGGGCCTCAATGGGGGTCGATCACTGGATGGGGAATTCACATATTATAATTGTGGCAAAAAAATTCGGCGAAATTTTGGCGGGACACCCGCAACTAAGGGGCTTCAACCTTCGTCTCTTTCGACAGAACTGTCATAACCTTGCCGCAATCCAGACAAACCACATGAGAACCAGATGCCACAACGTCGCCCTCGCTGGTATGCTGGACAACTCTTCTAAACTGTTGGACTTCATGATCTAGATGAGCGCAGATATAGCGCTGATTCACTAAATCCAATGGCTTTCTTAAAATATCCTTAATGGTCATTTCATTCCCATCCATAATCAGAGATTATTTCTTCCCTCATTTCCAACCCCCGCATCTAGCGCATTTTCTCTTCCTATCGGGGTGCCCCTCAAACTTGTGACCCAAAACTCCGCACAGACTACGCCTGAACTTACGGACTGAATTCTCTATGACATAAGCCAACATTAGTTTAAACACTGTACCCTCTCAATCCCAGTGAACCTTCTCAACCACACTCCCCTTAGATTCTCCACACCTCAGACAAACAAACCTAACACCCTCGACACGTCCAGAATTTCCCATCATCGAGATAGGGAGTATGTCATATTCATAATGCTCTTCAGTAAGCTCATCATGCTTACACCTAAAACTCCGAACCCATTTTAAAAATTCCATCTCCTAGTCCTCTTCCCCCAGTTTATCAAGAGCCCAACTATATTCCTTTAATATATCCTTAGCAGCCCCTAGCTGAGGCTCAACAGGACCAAGATCAGTCTTCTTGATATACCTCCCGTTAACAATCTCAACGCCCCGCATCATACAAGGACATAGAGGCTCTCCATTCTGTGGCCCAATACAGTTGCAAGCAAAAGATTCTTCCATGTTTAATGTGTATGGCATTTAATATCCCCTAAATTCCCAATCTAATGTGAAAAGGGGCTTCACCCAGTCCGGACAAGACCCTCTAGCAAACAAAACAATCCCAGTTGCATCCCTATCTCCCCTCAATTCCTCCATGCTCTTGCCGGTAGTAAGGACATCATCGACAATCAAAAGCCCCGCACCCTCACTCCTATACTCCATTAAAGCATCTGCTAAGGCCAACCCACCCTTAGGAACCCCCTCAACCTCTGAGAACTGGATAGAATGGGCAATGATAGTGGCAATGCAGTGCCAGTCTTTCGAAGTCAGGGCATCACAATCAATCTTCCATGGCAGTACCTGACCAGAAGAGCTTCTGAACCAACCAAGACTGAAAAGATTCATGCGGAGATTCCTTTCTTGATCTTTTTAACCTCAACTCCCAAAGAAAATGCCGCAGAATTAAGGATCTGTTTGGCATGGGGATCAGACATCTGATCTGACCGCCTATATAACCAAGCTATACAGGCCCTCATAGCCCTTCTGTGGCCGCATTTATAGTCGTAGGTCCTCTTTTTAACTATGAAGCCTCTGTCCTTCTTCATGCTGGGTTTTCCTCACTCATTATTTCTCTTGCGTCTTCCTTTCTACGGGTGATCCAGATAGTTTCCTTGGGACCAACAACACTACACGACCCCTGAATTAACCTCTCCAAAAGATAATGTGCCAGTTGAATAGCCTCATCTTCTAATTCCTCATGGGTTTTAGGGAATCTTGGATAATTTATAAGCCTCACAACACAACCAGACTCCCTGCCACCAGTATAAATGAATTCTGTCTTCTCAACAGAATAACAAGCACCACTCGCTGCTCTAGCCTGCAAAATAGATTTACATTCAGTCATGTCTCCCGAAATGAATATCTCAAAAACAATAGTGGGGGACCTCTTCTCAAGAGTCGATAAGCTGAATCCAGACATGCGGGGTTTACCTTCCTTATTATAGCGGCGAGGAGCATCTTTTCTGACACCCCCCGCCTCACCTTGGTTGCAACTTAACGCCTCGGATTGCCAAGACGACAAGGTTGGATTTTTTCTACAAAATTTTTCGGGGCTTGTCAATTTATTTCTGGCATAAAAAATCCTCGCGCGCTGTTTTGAATGTGAAATAGGGTAATCGTTGGTGTGGAATACTATGCGCACGGTGGGAGCGGCGGCCCTGAAATAGGGGGGGTGGGGGGTCTCCCTTGGGCCGGTGTTCACGTTTTGTTCTGGCTGGTTTGGGACAGCATTCCGACAGTTGTTCACGGTTTGTTCCAGTCTCACCTACTACATGTGGTATGTCATGCCCCTAATCAGGGGTCTAACCCCCGTGAAATGGGAGACTACCTACTACATGTTGTGTTTGATGACAGGTTGTCGCACGTATGCGCTACCCGCGACGGTGTCATGGGTGGTGTGCACGTGTGTGTGATGCGGGGGATGTGAGGGGGGAGATAGATACCACATACAGTGGTGGGGGAACGTTAGTGACCACGGCGGCGGGGCTTAGTATCGCTATGTTAACGACCTATTTCCCCGCACTGTGGGGTAATACTTACCCCTTAACCTTGAGGAGATAGGCGCTGAAGCCGATCAATCATCTGATGCAGCGCCTTTGATGATGTCATTTCATCTCTCGTTACACCTTCATCGTTGGTGTATCTGACACGGTATGTATCTCCATACCTCTCGTGTACGGTTATGCCGTTGTCCTTCAGGATGTCTGTGTATTGGTGTATGTTGTCTTTGTACATTTGTATGTTCTCCTATTGGTGCGGATGTAGTTGGGGGGTTGGGGATATACCACACATCAGGGGTCGGACCTGAGTATGCGGCATTCATGCGGGGCTAATCGTGTTGGGAACTATCCAAACGCATTCAGATGAGGCAGTAAGTAGATCGCCATAGGGTAGCAGGACATCCATGGTTTCTGCACTCAATGGATGTGTAGACCACTTGCGAGTTTGTTTGATGTGGATGATATACATACCTAAGCCTCCATACATGGGGTGAGTGGATTACAGGGCTTGCTGTAAATATGCATCAACTCCCGCAATATGAATTGGCGTTGCAGCATCTCAATGCGCTTGACCCGCTCAAGGTGATTGCGCTCATCTGCTAGGCGCTTGCCCGTCAGGCTGCCTATAACAGCAGCCCACAGTACCATCACAATAATAAACAGTTTCATAATCTTCCCTCCTAAAGAGGATGCGGGGCTTTCGCCCCACACCCAGTTGGTAGTTAAGCCGCTTCGGCTTCGTCTTCGTCGGCAGGATTGTCGAGCTTTTGCTCGGCACATGTCTGATCAGACAAATCCCGGAGGGATGCCAGCAAGTCAGCTGGTGTCATGCCCTCTTCAAGACGCTCGCTATAGGTGTCATTGACCGTCTGGTCAACGATCCAACCCGGCACCTGATAGAGGCCAATGCCTTGGGCATTCGGGTTGTCGTGGACCTTGACCTGTGAAAGCGGATAACCGCTCTGGAACACCCGGCGGCCCTTGATCATGTCCTCGCCGATATAGGTGGCGATGGTGACCTGCTTGCCAGTTTCACTGGTTGCAATATGCATACCGGGCAGGACAAAGTCCGCTTCGTTGCCGTCTGTAAGCGCTGAATACTTCTCCGAGACCTTGCCGCCAACGTGATCAATGGAACCCGGCGAGAACGAGAGTTCTTCACCAGTCTCGACGACGGTACCGATAAGGTAGAAGTCGCCTTCCTTCCACTTGCTCTCACGTTGGCCACGGATCACCACGGCTGTACCTTCGGCACACTTGGTCCCGCCACCATTACGCTTGGATTTGCGCAGGTTCTTGTTGACACGACCATTGAACGGAAATTTGATTTTGTCTGACATGATAGTCTCCTTTGATCCCCTAAAGGGGCTTGATTGGCGGGCTGATTGCCGCCGACCACTCCAATCATCCAGATTAATGTGGCAGGATTGAGACTGGATTTGGGAATCTTCAAGGTGATATTGTGGCAAGAATGTGGCAGCGGTCAGCTTTCAGGGAAAGCTGGCGACCCACACGAAAACTGTCGAGCATACGCGGGTGATGTGCGCGCAGTACGCGTATAGGAGCGCGTATATACCCGCATACCTTCATGCGCAACTATGGGTGAAGCTGGGGACTAGAGCATCCTATTTAAATCAGTTTGAATGAAGAATGGGTGCGGGGCTTGAGAAAGAATGCGTTAGCATTCTGCATGAGATCACTTCGATCTCCACCAATCAGCTATATCCTGACAGGTGTATTCAACAATCAATGCCAAAGCCAATGGCCATAAAGGCAGAAACATTAGGCAGAAGATAATGCTTGAGGAGCGCTTCTTTTCTTTCTCCCTCTGCCATCTGAATCTATCTTGCTGGGCCTTATATTCTTCCCATTCATGATCGATCATTCATCTGTCTCCGATGCTCTGGTATAGCTAAGAAGAAGTTCTTCAGAGATTTCCAGAAGCTGCTTGATCCAATGTATATCAATCCCCCAAATAACTTTGTGTAGAACACATGAGTGCCCCCAACATATTTATACATCTTCTTCCCTTTCAGTTAGCTCATTGACATTTATATTTATTCCTAAATCAGACAGCCTCTCGCTAAGCTCCGCAGCAAGCTCAACAGCAGTCTCATGCTTTATAATCTCTTCGTTTGGCTTAGTTATGCCGATTGCTTTACCAATCTCCCTTAAGGCACTCACTCTAGCCGATGAGGTATCTCCGTTGTCAGCTTCCTTCCAAATACTCTCATACCATCTCTCATGGCTGCGGTATTGTATCTCCTTCAGTCTTTTCTCTTTATTATCAATGAGTTCCTTGATTCTGGCATCAATGTGTGGCTTGTGCCTTAACTCTGAGGCTTTCACCGAGACTGCCGAGTCTGCCATGGAGGTATTGTAGGCTGATCGGTATGCCTCAAGTTGAGTGGCACCTGATGTGATGTGCTTACAGAACATCTCTTGACACTCAGTCAGGCCACTTGTCACCACTAGTGTTTTGGAAGCAGGGTTCTTGTCTTCTACTAGCATATCATCCGGGGTTTTTAGGGTTGTGCGGGGCTTAGTCACGTGAAAAGACCATAACTAAGGTGAAATAAGCTAAAACAACGTGAAACAGGTTAAATTCCATAAGTGCCTCCATCTAATGTCAGTATATCAGATGCTTAGACAATTGACAGGCGTGGGCGGTCATTTTTTCGCCATATTTGGCTGGCAGGATCGACAGGCTTGCAGCAGCCCCCACATGTTTCAAAGTGCTCTTCCCTCCCTGAGCGAAGCATGTGGGGGCACCCAACCAAGGAGACAACCATGCCAAAGGAAGATCATACTATCGTCATAGTCGAAAACTATTGGGAAGGGTATCTCCATTCCATAGCTTGGTTTGGCGCTTTGGTGGCCATGATCATCTTTGCTGTCTACATTGAATCCTCAGCAATGCAGTGGATCATGGGTATCATGTGGTTTCTGGCAATGATCACATGGGTTGTAAATCTCAACAAGAAGATCAGAATGACGCTTGATGAAGCGGCTGCAAAGATTGAGGAGCTTAAGAAGGAGAAGTAAGATGAAACACCTGTAGAACTCCCCAAAACACAACAGATACATAATTTAGTGGAATGCCGCATTACGACCAAACCCATCAGAGGACTGTAAGGATCGTAAATGGGTCCGGAGGTCATTTATAACTATGTATAGCGCATGACTGGTCGCGTCGGTAGGTTTTTACATGATGTGAGGGTTGCATCATCTTGGTATTGAGGGAGACTCAATGCTGGGGGACTGTGAACAGGAGATGTTCAGTGAACCAGTCCCCCTTAACAAGGAGATTGACATGAAGTACATCCCATACGTTCTTGCGTTTGCCGGCTCCGCAGTTCTTGGGTGGCAAATGGCACCACTCAGTTCAGACCAATTCATTATAGGTGCAATTGGCTACTTCTTTGCATTAGTTGGATATGGAATGCTTTGGAGGAGGTCATGAAGGTATTGTCTCTGTTAATGATGGTCATAGCTGGTGGCGGCATCGGTTGGATGTCCTCAAAGGTTGGCATGAAAGAAAATGGATGGATCATCTTTCTTCTCTTTTTCTTGGGTATTTTCGGGACAATGCTCAGGTGCTTAGCACATGTCTAAGGGATACGCAATCAAACAGGGCGATGAGATCAACATGAAGACTGTTGGTCCAACCAAAATATCCGCCATTGTCAATGGGATATGTGTTTTGGGTGGAGTTATGGCAATGCGAGACTGGAGTGACAAGGATATCCTCCATGTGTGGGCACAGCTTGTCCCCCAACTGTCTCCCGAACCAGAAGTTATTAAAGTGGAGGTTAAGGAATTATGAAGGATGAAAAGATGGATTCAAGATATAAACAAGCAAAAGAGATGTATGACGGACTCCCCACACACATAAAAGAAGATGTGGTGGATGCGGGGCTTTGGGCTCGCGACACTCTCATGAGGGAGGAGGGTGAGGGACATATCATAAATGTCACCGCGAATGACAAACGAGAGTGTTCCTGCTCTTTTGCAAAACCAGAATGGGGTGGGGATCACTCTGGACCCTATATGGAACTTGCATCAGAAGCCATAGTTATGGCTGTATGCACCTACCTGAACGGAATGTAACGTGATAAAACTCAATGACTCAATGCACACTGCCACCCACAATTTCCTTGTCGCTGAAGGAACCATCAGTCCTGTGATTATCTACCGGTCTGACGGAAAACCAATCAAAGCTGACAGCATGTGGGCCGCGACAGGTTGGCTCAAAGCCAACGGCTACTACGATGATCCAACAAAATCCCATTCGATTGAAACTATCTGAGAAAGAATCCCTGATTCTGGATGCGAATGAAATGAGCACCGCTGTAGCAATATTCCTTCTAGTAGGCTCCGCATTTCTCTTTATGGTTAGCGGCTCCCTCTACAACGAGAAAGACATCTATAGCGGTGGTAACTCTTTTCTGATGGCCTCAATTATTATGGCATTGGGGATTCTAATCCTCATAACCCTATGAAGGAAAATACCATGCCTGAACATCAAGTCAATGAGGGAATGTCCATGCTTATGTGGTGGGGTTCTGTCACTTGGGTTGGATTTGTTTGTGCGGGGCTTGTCTTCGTTGCGGTGATGTTTTGGAGGAGTTTGTGAGGCTCATTAAAGCAATGAAGATGGCTGCATTATCTGTAGTGACTGTTGCCGCTTGTGCAATCCCAATCATTCTGATCGGGTGGTTCGCGGCCTTCATGGGGAACAAATATGGGATGCTGGTCGCGGTCATGATTTTATGCTTCTCGGCATATCCGTTCCTAGTTGGTGTGTGCCTCATCACTATGGATGATAAATAGATCCGCGTGGGCTGCCAAAATTCCGCCGCATTCGACTGCCATTATGGAAAATAGACGGCAAGAACAAGGAGGCACGACTATGCTGCTGCGAGTTCAGTTATATGACGAAATCCCATCTTTTGGGAGTGGTCATCGAATTGTGAGAGTAGAGAAAAAGGGGTGGAAATGGGTTCACTTGAGATGCCCTGCAAACAACAAGAGAGCAAAGATTTCAAGAGCCCAATGGAATCTTATTGAAAGGAAGGCAAAAGAGAATGTCAGAACCAACCGACAAGGAAATGAAAAAATTTCAAGAAGACGGCAACAAGGTGGCCAGAAAACTAGCACAAGCTCTCAAAGAGCTTTGTGACGAAGATAACTCCATAGATTCAACCAGCGTTATTGGTGGCTCTATCATGTTTGCATGTGGAGTTGGTATTGCAACCGAGAGATATGACAAAGAAAAGTTTCTTGGCGGATGCAGTATCGGATGGGAGCTTGTTGAAGGAAGAGTA